GCCTCTATGGCCCCTCGTTAGTCCCAATAATAGGGACGCCTAAACCCGCAGCACGCGGGAGTGCTTTAGGCGAACGTGTATATCAATACCCTTCGATAACCTCGAGTACCAGGCAGACTCCACATTGGGCGTCCGTCCCTGTTGAAATCCAGACCGGTAATTTGGTCTAACAGGGGCGACCCCGACCACCAGTAAACCGGTGAGCAGAGTTTGTTCTGGGAATCCGATTGACCACCTTCTTTCACATAAATCGTGTATAGAGGGCTAACATAATCACCAGGAAACCGGTGAACATGTGATCGGGGAACTTTCGAGAATGTCTCAAAGTAGGAACCGCACCACCCACGCAGCTTGTCGCGAGACCGATATTTACGATTCCAATCACCAAGAAGGTGACCGTCTCCGTATCCATCGGGTCCAAACAAGCGAATGTGAGCAGGCAGGAGCTGCAGCACCTCGTCCGCCGACTCATAGTCCCCGAGCCGGTAGAAGAAGTTGTGCATTACATACAGCCCCTCCGCAGATACCAGTTTCTTTTGGTAGTGCGGGCGTATATTGATTCCTTTGAAGTAGTCACCTCCGCAAGACTCACGGAACGGGCCCGACCAGTAGGACTTTGTAGTATTAACCACAAAGCCACACACGCCGAGGCCCCAAATGACATCACCTGCGAATTCAGCAGGACAAATGATATCATCTCCGTAAACACTCACTTCCCCATGAGGGCATTGAGTGCGAGTGAGAGCCCAAAATATAAGGCTCTCTAACGGGAAAGTAAACCCGTTACCCATACTTGAGAATTTTTCAAGATGGATGCAATCTCTGTCCTTCCCATGGATTACTTCTCCAGTGCGGAACGAAGAGAGGAGGTCGTACCATGCAGCCGGCAGCAACGTTCTCACGAGCTGCGTTGCAATAGTATCTGAAGCACTACTCAGGTCCAGGGTTGCCAATTCCCCGGTAACCGATCCTAACCGAGCAAGCTCGCGGTTGCGAGACTGGTCAGAGAGGTCGATTCCTGCAGCTTTAAGGCGGCGAGCAATAAGTGCCCCCAAGCCTAACTGAACGATTCCGTTCAGCATCGGCTCGACGACAATGCTGCGCGTCTCACGAGCTGTCTTTGGTACGAACTCGAGTCGCCCGGGATTAATCTCCACGGGAACTCGCTCATACAGCCACCCTTCGTCATCGATACCGACTGACGCTGCGTGGGCCGCCGAAAGATGTGGCAGCTGCCGCAGGAGTACCGGAAGGTACCCTGAGCACATGAGGTCGTAACTACACGATAGTTTTGACGCAAGCTTATTTTGCACGCTTGCGTACCTCTTTGTTATTTGAGTAGTTGCTCCTGGGCCAAGTTTCAAATCAACATCCCCTAA